TACACGCCATTCGCAGCAAAATTATCTCCAGACATTTCAGTCTTTATTTCTTGCTGTCGTTGTAAAATTGCGATTCCTGATCCCATTTACAGCTCCATTAAAAGTTGGTTGCAGGTGCACCTGAACCAGTGGAAGCCGCAAATGCTCCAGCTGGTCGATCTTGCCCTGCAAATGTAGGGTCTGTGATTGGATTAGGTGTGCAAGTATTCAAGCTCTTTATTCCCTGTTCTTCGCTAATTCCATGTTCAACACGACCATACGGCGACTTCACAACAACGGCACCCTTTCCTAACACATGAACGACACCACCGTTAACAGTTGCCGACATCAATCCAGAAACTTCAGCTTTTACACCACTCACGGTAGTTGATACACCAGACATACTAGCAGATAATCCAGTTATTGATACAGATTGCCCACCTGCTATAGATATACCCTGTGGTGCAGAAATAGCAGTGCCAGATCCTGAAACAATTTCAATTGATTTAGCAAGAATACGAAGTTTGCCTCCAATCTGTAGATAGTAATCTCCATCTATTGTTTCATACTTGTCGCCATTTACATAAGTTCTTTGGTCACCCATAGTAATATCTTGGCGACTAGAAGTAGACTTTATTTTCGTAGCACCTGTATTTGCAAATTCTAGAGTGCTTCCTGTTCTATGCGAAAGCTGTACACGCTCGGTGCCAAAGGTGTCGTCTAACTCAAACGCATGCCCAGACTCGGTTTCCGTAACATTGTTGTATGGAAATTTAGCCGCATAAGTTGGATAGGCTTCGTCCCACTGACTAGCAGCGGCTGTAGGAATACCTGTGACTCGCATCTTTCGTTGTATATCTATGGTTGTATTAGCGATAGATTCTGATGTTACACCATCAAACTTACCATCTTTCTCACCGCGCACTGGGCGAGCTAGTCTTGATGTTGTTGGTTCATTTAGATGCTTTGGATATCTTGAAGGATCCTCGTCTGCAATCCTTATTCCTTTTGTATCTTTGCCAAGTGTTGATTTAATAGTATCTATTTTGCGCGGCATAGCAGCATTGCGTTTATCTGCAATGCTTAATGGATCGCTAAATCCTAATTCTCTGTCTAAGAGTTCTTCAGGGATTCCTGGTACTGTGCCCATAAGAATAGGATACTGTCCCTCTGATCCATCAGCAAAAAATCCAAAAACCATTGTCCCCTCGGTTGGAGGTTGAACATTTTTTACACCATAAGGAACAACAGGATGTGCCCATGGTAAACTATTAGTTGAAATTTGTTTGCTACTTTCATTATGCCATCCAAAACAACGAACCTGACAACGACCAAGTTCTAGTGGATCTAGACGGTTTTCGACGATTCCAAACCACCAAACGAAATTTCCTAATCCTAAGAAATTAGTGTTCATTAAAAATCTCTCGCAAGTGCATATTGTTTGTTTTCGTTTTCTGCAAGGTCATATGGTGTTAATATAGAATTTTTATTCATTAACATGACTGTTTCCATGTCATCAGGAGTTATAGAGTGTCTAATATGTGTGATTAAATATTTACCCGAATGATATGGATCAGTTAAATTTTCTGTATTACTCGGCATGTATGCTGGCATATTAAATTCTACGACATATCCTACAGATAAATTTGGATTACCAGAAACTTGGCAAGACACTCGAGTATTTTCTAACAACCCTAAAAGCATCTTTCTATTCATATGTATTCGTTCAATGTTTGTATTTGTAACTCTATACCTCTTGGAGATGAAATATGGCGTTTCGTTTTGATCTAGATTTGTTATCCAATAGTTTGGCATACCAGTAAAATTTTGATAAAGAGTTTTACCTTGTCTATTTTTAGCATCATTGAATGGTGGAAATGTATCAATCATCGATGGTAATAGTTGTTGATTTAATGCACTATAATCATTCTTAACATACTTTTGTCTAATTAAATCTATTGTATATAATCTGCCCGAGAAGATATTATCTTCAATTCCCTTGAGCACATTAAACCCCTGCTCAAACTCAAATCGTTTTATATCATTTGAGGTAACAAATGGTGCTTCATTTGATTCTACTGAAAAATTAGCCGTGCTAGCATTTAACGAAATAGCTGGTTCTTGGGTAACTAATTTTTCTAGTGATACAAAATTATATCCATCTCTATTTTCAAAAAACAAAAATGGAGAATTATTCTCATTATACGAGTATTTCGTTATTTGTTCAATTGCTTCATATGGTTTACATTTAGTAAATGTGTGATCAAAAATGCCTTGCGACTTTTCAAACTTTCTAACTCGTTTTTTATTAATTAACAAATCTTTTGTTAAGATATTAAACACATGTTCTGATGATGTTAATCCAGAAAAAGATCTAGATATCACTTGTTGAACTGAATTTATCAATTCATTTGAACAAAAATGCAAAACATATGTTTGTTGTTGAGATGTTTTGTGTCGTTTTCTTAAATCAGACTTGTAAATTCTAAATGTTCTTGTATATCTTTCATCAGCTGATTTTTCTCCTGGACGACAGAAGGAAATATAAAGATATTCATTACCATGCATGCTAAGCAATGAATATAAATTAACACCCTCAATTAATTGAATTGTGCCAGTTACTGACGGAAGATATATGTTTTCGTATATCTGAATGTTGTTGAAAATTAATGGATTTTTTAAATCTATGACCCGACCATTAGAACCAATAATTTTACATTCAACAACTGCTATCGATTTACCAGAAGATACTGTATCAAGTTTAGACATTTAACACCGCTTCTAATTCCGAAGTTAACGAATCAATATATTGCTGCTTTAATATTTTAATTTCTCGTTTAGACTCATTTTCCTCGTTTTCATAATCATATACATAAACTGGTTTGTATGTAGAGGTTGTTGTTAAGGATGATGTTACTGCACTGTTAGCATTTGAATTATTTGCTTTAAATACAACTGTTTCAGTTACTGGTGAGTTTAGTGGTTTTACTACTATTGTATTAGATGTATAACTATACTGATCCAGTGTGATAATGTCTTTCGTTGTGGTAGTTGTTTTTAGACCATCAACTTCAGATAAAACTTTTACAGTTTCTAGTTCATAATGGTGAATCGCAGAATATGCATTTGCTATTGAAGAATATGCATATTGCTTGATAATCTTTCTTTCTAGTGCATCATTAGATAAAGGAAAATCAAATAGTGGATCAGAAAGATTGTTGGTTAAACTAATAACCCAATGAAGCAATGGATCACCGTATTGTTTATCTGCAACTATTTCTGGTGTGTCACCATCAACAATTTGATACTTATAAAATCCAAAAGCATTATTTAACACACTACTGTTAATGCTAAATCTAGCGAAAATGTTGGTTACACTTGCTGGACTAGATCCAGAAAAATCAAATGAATACAAAGTTTTGGGAAAATTTCTAAAGTACATTTAAAATCCGTTATCAATATCAGTTTTAGTGATGATTGCAGTTTCTTGAAACGATAGCTGCATTCTGATTTCAACAGGCATATCGTCAGAAAATGTAGCATATCCATTAGGAGTATAATCCAAACTTATACCCGTTAGAACGCAATTTTTAGTTTTAAATAACTTGGTATTGTCATTTCCATCAGCTCCCTTAAACTGTATTTGAAATTGTGCAGGAGGAATTAAGTATCTTCCACCTAAACCTGAAGGAAGATTCGGTGATGAATAAAATTTAAATTCTCGAATAATATCTAAAATCGCATTGGTTTCGTCCACACTTCTCGGAACTAATCTAAAGTCAAAAACAAATTTTCTCAGAACTGGGGTGCTGTAGATTAATTCCATCTGAGGATTTTGAACAAATCCACTTGTAGCGAATAACCCTAATTTTGCAAAATCCTCGCCACCAACTACCTTACTGGCTAATGTTGCAGCTGCTTCTGCCATAAATGGACTTGCTTCATCTACTTTACCAGTTGTAGTGCCGAGTGCTTGCGCAGCAAACCCAACTGCTCCGAGTGTTGCTGTTACTGATAAAGCATCATATTCATGATCATAATTTGATGTAATCCCATCAGGCATAAACAATGCAATCGATGCACTCGATTGAATAATATTTCGTTTTAGTGCAAAACTTTTTAACAGTTCTTTAGCTCTACTTGTTAAATTGGCACCCGCACCCAAAAAATTATCAGCAACCTTATCTATGGCATTTTGCCCAGTTTCACTTGCGGCAGCAGCGCCTATTAAACCAGCCAATGCACCACCACCAGCAGCTACACCTAAGAATGCTCCAACTGCCAAGTCTCCTCCTGGAATGCCGTTTACTACTTGTCTTACAACATCGGCACCATCCCTCAACGAAGTTGTGGTTTCATCGCCTACTGGCACTGATCCTGTTTTCGTCTCAAATATTGTAAACAAAACATAAGGTAAATTGTTAGTATCCAATGGAAATCTGAGTATCTTTATCGGTCGGCGACGTTGTGCAGTAACATTTACAAAAGATAACTCTTGAGGTCCTCGAGCAAATGTTAGAGGATCATCAGGGCTAGGATTCGCTGGTCCAATTATACCATCGTTTCGATTTCTATCAATCTGTTCTTTACCGCCTATACCAGTCACCGCCGGACTCAACCCACCGCGTTCTTCTAATTTATTGATTGGTGTGTGTTCTATTCCACGCGCTAGATCTTCAGCCACCAAATGTGGAAATAGATTATATCGTTTTAATCTTGAACGCCAACCCATAATTGCTTTCCTATAAATACTTGATGGCTTACAGTGGTAAATTTAGTCCTAAAAACTTCAATAAATATTTAGGTGATCCCACGAACATCTGGTACAGATCGCTCTGGGAACGCCGAGTTATGGTACACCTGGACGGTAACTCGAATGTAATTGAGTGGTCGAATGAAGAAATCGTCATACCTTATTTATCGCCGATTGACAACAAAATGCACCGATACTTTCCAGATTTTTTCGTTAGAATACGCACTAAAAGTGGACTGACAGAGGCTATGATTCTTGAGGTCAAACCGCTGATGCAAGCCCAGCCGCCGCAAAAACGAAGCCGAGTTACCAAGCAATATATTCGTGAGGTTGCAACTTGGGGTGTAAACGAATCAAAATGGAACGCAGCAGTAGAATACTGTAAAGATCGAAATTGGAAGTTTAAGGTTATAACCGAAAAAGACTTGGGTATATAATGTCACTATTTACAAAAATTAGCAAGGAAATGAATGCTGCTGGGATTCGCCCAAGAACAGATGCAGCCAGAGCATGGCTTGGTGGGAAAATCAGTCAGCTCCGTATCCCATCAGATCGCTCCAATGTCATAAACGACGCTTCCAGAATCTCTCCTCGAGCCTTTATCGGTCGTATGTACATGTACCATTACGATCCAAAATACAAAGATGTTCTACCAGTTTACGATAAGTTCCCATTGGTTATTCCTATGGAGATGTATTCCGATGGGTTTTTAGGTTTGAACTTGCATTACCTGGACCCATACAGCAGATTAGCGTTATTGGATAGGCTAATGGATTTTGCCAATAA